CGGCTTCTTTTGCGGTCGTGCCGGTGATGCCCATTTCGGTCTGCACGACATGGATCGCGTCCACGATATCCGCATAGCTGGAAATGTCGTACTTGATGCCGGAGATTTTCTCCGCGTCTTCAAGTAACCGCTGCATTTCGGCCTGTGTACCGCCGTAGCCGAGCTTCAGGTTATCGAGCATGGTGTAATTTGCTTTTGCGAACCCCTGATATGCGTTCTGGATTGATGTCATGTCCGTGCCCATTTTGTTCGCGTTGTCGGACATATCGGTCAGCGCCAGGTTTGCTTTTTCTGCCGCTGCGCTGGTGTCGCCGTCGAGGGACTGCAGCAGGGATGCAGAAAAACTCGTAACCGTTTCCATGTACTCATTCGCAGACAGCCCAGCGGTTTTGTACGCGTTGTTTGCGTACTCCATGACTTTATCTTGGCTATCCTTAAAAAGCGTCTCCACGCCGCCGACGAGCTGCTCATAGTCTGCGTATGCCTGGATCGCCTTTGTGCCGATTGTGCCGATTGCCGTAGCCGCCGCCGTCACGCCGACGACTGCGGCCTTGCCGACGGCAGCTAGGCCGTTTTTGATCTTTTCGCCGAGGCCGTACGTTTTCTTCTCGGTTTCGTCGATGCCCTTGTTTACGTCGGTAACGTCTGCGCCGATCTTTACGCAGAGTTCAAACAAATTCATTCTTTATGCACCCTCTTTCCCGCTCTGTATCCTATGATGTATACTTCTCTGGCGAAGGACACCGCCGCATATGCTGCGGTTCCCGGCTTTATGCTGTCCGGGCATGGGGTGGGGCGCTGATCGCGCCCCGCGTCTGCATCGCGAAAGCCCATTTCCCACGCTTTCAAAAAGTTCTTATTCATCGTGTGAAGGTACTTCTTCGCAGCTGCAAGATTTTTCGCAGGAATCCCCATGCAATCACCGCTTTCTGCGTTCAAGGGCTTCGCCCGTCGCAACCAGAACCGCGCCACAGAAGCAGCCAACCGCAAAAATGATCGCGCCAATTACAATCTGCATACGAACACCCCCCTCAGAAATTCTCGATAGACTGACCGGCCAACTCTTCCCACCATTTTCCCATGCTGATAGCAAAATCAGGGGAAGTGTGTGCGTTTCTGCTTCCGCCGCGTCCGGAACAATAGGACGCCACGCCTTCCAGCTCATTCCAAGCCCGCAAAACTGTCCCCATACCCGTTTTGCAGTTGTCGGAAAGAATACGCAGCGCAACCGCGTCTTTGGTATCATCCGCATTTTCAGAAGCGTCCAGGGCGTACTTTGAAATCACGCGCAGCATGGTCGCGTTGCTCTCGTACCGCTCCGCGAACGAATAGTAGTCATTCACGGTCAGCACGCCTGATTTCAGAAGCTCCAGCGCGTTCGCGTCGATCGCGTCCGGGTTCGCGAGGCTGTTTTTCTGAACGTCCTTTTCGAGTTCTCTACGCAGTTCCTTGCACTTCGCGTCAAACTCCGGCCAGATTCGACGATCCGCAATTTTGAATTCCGCGTCTGCTTCGCTCAGACGGAGCGCCGTTGTTGAGGTTCGCAGCTGCTTGTCTTCGGCGGTGTCATTGGGCCTCCACACTTTTGCGTCGGTGTCGGCCCGCCGGGCCTGCACGAGATTGTCATAGGCCGCGGCGTATTCGTCGCGGGCGCTTCTGAATGCAGCGTCAAGCTGCCGTGCGTATGTGTTGTACTTGCTCATAATCTTCCTTTCTGCGTGTCCTCACGCCTGATAATTTCCTGTGCTTCTAATACCGTGTCTCGGCTGTAGCCTTCTTCGTAATCGAGCGGGTTCAGCGCGAGAGCCGCCGCCCTTTCGTCTGCGTTCAGCCAACTCGCTTCCCCCAGAATTGTAGGCATTACAAGGAGCCGCATCTGAAATGCGACAGAATCAACGGGCGGAATATCGCCCTTCTGTTCAAGCCGGAAGCTGTTCAGCTTGTCAAGGCGTGCTTTTATTCCTTGCATGTGAGTGTCCTCAATTCATATTCCAGCATTTTGTCAAGATCGCTCAACCGGTTCCCGCTCAGGACGCGGATAAATGCACCATCGTCCGAAATAAGATCATCGATGCTGCCGCGTCTCTCTGCTCCGTCCGGTGTCCGATACAGGAAGACAAGCTGTTTTCCTCTGCACCGTTCTGCAAATTTGCGCAGATCGTCCAGCCTTGCTTTAACTCCGCCCATCGGTTTCCTCCCTCCATTTTTCCAGTTCACGCAGCTGCTCCAGAATATCCGTCTGTTCGCACAGCTTCAGCGAGTATTCTAGCACCGAGCGGGCGGCAGAAATGCGCGCCTGCGCCTGTTCGCCTTTGTCCTCCATGATCTCCCGTAAGGTGGACAGCGCAGGGCTCAATGTCTGCTGTGCCTGCCGGGTCGCGTCGCGCACCATGTCCCCAAACGCCTGCTTATAGCGGTCTACGAACTCACTGTCCTGCATGTAGCTGCGCAAGGTGCTTTCTGCAATTCCAGCCACCTTTGCCGCCTCTGCCCGTGTGCGGCTCACAAGAAGCGCTTGCAGTGCCTTTTCCTTTCGTGGTGTCAATTTCTCACTTCCTTCCGCGCTTCCAGCCGCCGAAAATCGGTAAAAAGCGCTAAATATACGTTCTCAATGTCCGGCTGATCGTTGGATGTCTGAGCGCTTTCAGGGCGGCTGTGCGAAGCTTTGCGTCGACCGGCTTGTCGTACCAAAAAGCGTCGATCATGGCTTCCCTCAGATTCTCCGGCAGGCTTTGCAGGGATTCCTGTACAGCGTCTGCAAGCTCCTGCTGCTCGATACCCAAGAACGGGCGTTCGGCGCTTTCGTCCGGCACCAGAGATCCCAGCGTCCCGGCTTCCTCGCCGTCTTCGCCAACCGGCGCGTCGAGCGAAACGGCGGTCTGCAAGGGATCGTTTCTATCCCGCATTGTTCTCAGGCCGCATACGTCCGCGAATGCAGTCCGAAGCGTCAGTTCATAGATGCCGATGAAGCCCGTGCCGCCGTCCGGCCTCCACAGTCTGACAGCCCGCAGCATGGCAAGGTAGGCCTCCTGCGCCAGATCGTCAAATTCCGTGCCGCAGCGGTGGTTCAGCGCAGCTGCCCAGCGGCGGGCCTTCCTCGCGGCGTAACCCCGGACAGCCGCCCAAAGCGTCAGACTATCCAACTGCCCGCGCTGCACAGCCTCCGCGATCCGGTTTGTTTGTGCGGCGCGTTCCGTTTGTGCTTGCAATGTCCTGTCCTCCTGTGCTACAATGATTTTATCAGGATCACGCCGCACAGGAGCCGCCCGGAAGGGCGGTTTTATTTATAGCAGCAGCTCGCGCGCAGCCTGTTTGCGGCGGGCGGCGTCGGCGGTTCGGCGGCTTGCGCCGTCCATGCAGATAGTGATGGGGCAGAGCGTTTCCAGCCGGTCATAGATCCGGCGAAGCGACATATCCGATGTTTCCTTGATCTCTTTCAAGCTCAGATTTGTTGTGATAATCAGTGGAAGCCCGGCCTGCCCGCGCTGGTCGATCACGGAACATGTAACCTCCCGCGCAAAGTCGGTGCCGCGTTCCGCGCCGAGATCGTCAATGACAAGCAGCTGGTAGGCATTCAGGCTGTCCAATATCTGCTGCCGGTCGCGGCTTGACATGACTGTGTTCAGGATCTTCGAGAAATTCGTGACAAGGGTGCTGACACCCTGCTCAATCAGCGCGTTCGCAATAGCATGGGCCAGAAACGTCTTTCCTGTGCCGACGCTGCCTGAAAACAGGGCCCCATAATTCTGTTTCAAAATCTCGGGCCACTTCTCCACATACCGGCGGCAGGTGCGGGAAATCTTCTCATTCGCACCATCATCAGCGTCAAACGTGTCGTGACGGAATGTTGTGATTGCAAGTCCCGTGCCTGCCCATGCCTGCACAAGCTGCGCCTCGAATTCCCGCTGTCGGGCCTGTGCGTCCTCCGTCTCACGCTGCTTTCGGGCGCAAGCGCAGGAAACATGCCGCTGCATGGTCTTTTGCTGCTGGCCGCAGGTCATGGTGACCTCGATCAGCGTCGCTTCCCCGCAGGCTGGACAGCGTTCAAGCACGGTTTGGTCTGGTGAAATGATTGGAAATTCCGCCTTATCCAAAGAAATCTGCCTCCTCTCGGTATTCCGCTGATGTGCGGACACGATTCTGGTCCTGCGCCTTCTGCTGCGCGTCCGAGCGTTCCCACGTCCGAACCGCAGCCTTCCAGTCGACGATGGGCTTATTCTTGCCCTGTTTCCAGCCGTTAGCAGAGTAGAAATCAACGAACTTTTCCGGGTCAACGCTGCTTCCTCGTTCTACACAGTAAGTTTTCACCTCATCAACCGTTGGCGGGGTGAAGCGCGCAGCGCGCGGCGGCGAAGCCGCCGTCCTTCTCCCAACACTTGTGTTGGGAGTATTAACGTTTACGGGTACGGGAACGCTTACGCTTACGGGTACGGCTAAATTTGCTACGTTTTGCTTGGAGCTGCTAGCATTGCTAGCATTTGCTACTTTTGCTAGACCTCCGCTCCGCCCCGCCTCTGCACGCTTTGCCCGCTTTTCTGCCCACGCCTCCGCATCACGGTCAAGTGACGTTCGAATAAAGGCAAATGCCATTAGCAATGCCCCGTCGAAATCTGGAAGTTCGCCGTATTCGGAGTAGTTCAGCAGGGCAAGGAACAGCTTCCCGCGCTGCTCATCCGTCAGCAATTCCAGAGGCGTTCTGATATCGTGATACAGAACGAAGGATTTTTTCTCCGCCGCCATCAGCGCCCGCCCTCGCTCTGTGTGTTTGCCGCAGCTTCGCCGTGAAGCTTTTCAAGCAGCGCTTCGACGTCGATCAAGTAGACTGTGCCCGTTTTGATATGCGGAACAGAGCCGTCCTTGCAGCCGCGGCGCAGCGCGAATTGACTTAGCCCTGTCGCTTTGCACGCATCAGGAATTTTTAAAAATGGCGTCATTTTACGCGCGCCTCCCTCACAGCAATGTCATTCACCTGCACTCCGAGGCCTGCCGCCAACTTCCCAGCCGTACGCGGCTCACAGGTGCCGCGGCGGATGATCGTTGAGATGCTCTGCCGCGAGATACCGCAGCGTTCAGCAAATTTTTTTCTCGTCAGCCCCTGCTCAGCAAGCAGCGATTCAATGGAGAAAGAGTCGATGTACATGTGCGTCCTCCTTTTGCTTTGTGCTTTATAGGCACATTATATCACTGCTTATCGTGCTTGTCAAGAACGTGTGCGCACATTCTTGACAAGAATGTGCCAGTGAGGTACAATTAAAACTAAAGGAGGGTGTAGAGACATGGAGCAAAACAGGATTAAAGCAATTCGCAAAGCAGCAAGAATAACGCAAGAGGAACTAGCAGAGAGATTGAGCGTCAATCGGGCTACGGTTTCAAAATATGAAAATGGTGATATATCATTATCGCTTGAAATGCTGAGGAAGATTGCTGCCGCCCTAAACGTTGACTGGACAGAGCTTGTGCCGGTTGACGAGCAATGCAAGATCGTTACAGATTATGTGGTTGAAAAAGCGGGGCTTATCGTAAAATACACGTCAGACGAAGATCGTATTCTGCGTTCTTATGAAAAACTCAACACTGACGGGATGCTTGCAGCAAGCAAGTGCTTCCTTCAACACTTAAAGCCAGAAGACTTGAAAGAAGTGGCGGATTATGTGGAAAAGCTCACAGAAACTCCGCAATATCAGCGTCCGCAGGAAACAGACGAAGACAAAAAATAAAGCCCCATGCAAGCATGGAGCGGGAAGGTGGGATATATAGCTATGCCGTCTATGCGAAAAAAGGTTAACAAATCGGGTCAAACCTTCTATGAGATCCGTGTCAGCCGTGGGCGCGGAAAATCCTACCTGACAAAACGCTGGTATGTTCCGGACGGCTGGAGCCAACGGGCGATTGACCGGGAGCTTGCGTCTGTAGCCGCTGAATTTGAGCGGCAATGCAATGCTGGGGAGATCATCAGCCGCGCAGAGCAGCGCGAGAAGGACGCGCAGGAGGCCGCTGAGGCCGCACGTATCCTGACCTTGAAACAATACGGAGAACGGGTGTTTATGCCCGCAAAGGCTGTCACAATCAGCGAGAACGGGCGCTACAGCTATCAGGGCTGTTTAGATCGTGAAGTTTACCCGGTACTTGGCAATATCAAAATGCCGGAGATCACGCCCGCTCAAATCGCGGCGCTTCTTCTCGATATTCAGGCCAAAGGGAAAGCGCACGCGACCGCTGTTAAGGTCTATGCTATTTTACACGGGCTTTTCAAAATGGCGTACCTGGGCGATATGATCCAGCAAAATCCGATGGATAAAGTCGAGCGCCCGAAGCCGCGAAAGGGCGAAGCAAAGGCCGCTGCGCCTGCGGCATATACGGCAGAAGAGGTCAGCACGCTTCTTTCTGCGCTGCGTAAGGAACCGCTGAAATGGCAGGCGCTTGTTCATATCCTGATCGATACGGGAATCCGGCGCGGTGAGTGCTGCGCCCTGAAATGGGAAGATGTAGACTTCAAGACTGGCGAAATCACCATTACAAAAAATCTCTGCTATACACCAGCGAAAGGCGTATACATGGACACACCTAAAAGCGGGCAGACACGCACCGTTTATGTCGGAGACGATACGATTGCCCTTTTGCGCAGGCTCCGCACAGAGCAGGCTTCAAAGGCGGTGAGTGCCTATATTTTTCCCCGAGAAGGAAGCCCTGAACCGATGCACCCACAGAGCCCGACGCGCTATCTGAAAAAACTTTCTGATCGCTGCGGGCTGCCAGATCTTCACCCACACAAGCTCCGGCATACCTTCGCCAGCGTCGCAATTACGAACGGCGCAGACGTGGCTAGCGTCTCTGAGGCTCTCGGCCACAGCGATAAGGCGGTCACGCTGCGGATGTATACCCACGCGAATTCCGAAAGCGTCAGCAAGGCTGCGCAGATCATGCGCGATGCAATCAAGAACGCCGCAAATAAGGGATGAGGTCACGCAGTATGGGTTTCGGAAAAACCCATACAAAACCCATACCGACACCGAAAAACGGCATATTGCAGGCCGCGACAAGCAGCAACAAGAAGCAGCAAGCAAAATCCCGTTTCCATTGCAGCACAACGGCTTTTCACGATAAGCTGCAACAGGTGGCAACAGGCTAAAACAGGCCGCGCATAATTGGTAATGACGAGGTCGGCAGTTCGAATCTGCCCAGCAGCTCCAGAAAAATCC